CGCCCTTGCACTTAACAGTGCATAACGCATAAACGCGTTACCATTTTGGAGATAGCGTAAGATTGTCTCTAGCTAAGTCCAGCTCCCCCGTGAGTATCTATGTTGACCTGCCAAGGTCTGACTCAGATACCCATCGGCGCACAATCATAAGTGCGTCAAAGTCCATGAACAGTGCTGCATCCTCATAGGTGTTTATAAGATACTTTCGCAATAATGCGGGAGCACCTAGTAAACACAAACTTCCTATATTTCTAGGAACAACAACTCTGAGAAAGTATTCCCAGCGTTGGAGGACTGCATTGTACCTCTTACGAGTGGCGAACCGTTTTTGGTCAAGCCATGTAAGGTCATCCCTTTTATAACAAAGGAGACGAGAAGAAACACTACCTTTTGGTAGCTGGCCATATAGCATAGCTATATGTCTTCGTACAACCGCCGCTGTAGCATCCATACCGTTTCTATAGTATAAATGCTCCTTGGCGAGCGAACTCAATAATCTTGTTGAGTCTGCACTGTCATGCTTAAGGTTTAATGTATAATTAATATACACTGGAGTAACCTCCACACCTTTATAAGCGTGAAGGCCGCAAGATTCGCGGAAAGGTGATCTATAGAATGATTTTTCTCTATTGATCTTCATCCCGAACCACTCTAGCTTTGTGAATATTGCTTGAGTGTGTTCTGCAGGGCACAAAATATCGTCCCCGTAAACATATATTTGTTTGGATGCTTTCCTTGCATTCCTGGCACCGCTAGTCGCAACAATCGCCTTACATAGGGCGAAATGTACGATAGCCATCACCGGGAAACAGATAGCAGAACCCATTGGCGCAAATTTCTGTGCCAATATTCTGCCAAGACGCACGTCTTTCGGGAATTCTATAATTCTCGTTGAAAGCGCGTTCAGATACTCAAGGATCGGCGTGTCTCTAAATAAGATAAACACCAAATCCCTGGCAACTCTGTCAGAGGCAGCAGACATGTCAATTGTACTAAAAGACAAATCGCTAGATGATTTCAAGGCCAACTCACGATTAATATCTTGTGAGGTAAAATTCACACGGCCTTTAGTCATCGGATGAGACTCTATCTTTTTATACAACAGTGCTTTTAAGCCTTGTTGAAGATATTGTGTCTCATTCTCCTCTATGCATATCCCGCGCGGCTTTCCTACATATTTATGTACGAAGGCCATGCGTGACGTAGGATAATCGCGCTTAGGCAGCGCGAAGTACTTTCGAACTGAAGACCTAAAACCAAACGCATTAGTATAAAACCAATTGCGATAAGGTAAAGCATCTTCTAACTGAGCGTACCGCACATGAGGTTCGTATCTCATATGAGGTTTTAGGGGTGTGTTAACAGCCCCCGGACCTGGTCTTGGGATAATATCGTCGATATCGCATGTTTCAAAAAGCGTATCGATATAACCTTTAGCCCGCTTCAACAGTGATCTTACATCACGATCCGTATATTGTACGGAAAGGAGCGATACATCTGTTTCAATAAATTTGTCCAAATTATCGGACAAAACGCTCTCGGGATAGTCACCTTTAAGTTTTTTAAAGGCACAAGTTAGCATATATATATATTTAAACGCTAAACTATCCTGGTCATCCTGGCTTAATACCATACGTGTTAGCCCACCAAGAAAGACGGGCAGACGTGACGAGGGACGAGTTTTAAATCCCTCGAAAGATGGTTCCCCACCTTCAATCATTAAAGCAAATTGGTTGAAGAAAGCGGGTAAAGCCGTAGTAGCAAATCCAGCGCCTTCGTGCCTAAGACGTTTAGTAATTGTCTTTTGGTCACGGGTGCAGTCAGTGCTCCCATAGGATGTCAAATGTGTTTTTGCATCATTGAGGATATTACAACAAATAAGTTCGATGTAATCTACATCGTCCTCAGCAATACAAGTGGCGAAATGCCCAGGCTTTTCGGGTTCCATGTAATTATACATGTGATACCTCCTGTCTGGAACACAAGCCCTAACTTCTCATCGGTTCCGTCTCTTATAGATGGTGATGAGATCAACTATTGCCTTTATAATGGCAATAATACCTCGAACTGGTACACCAAAAACGGTGTAAAACCGCTGACGCATTAGATGCGTTCGCGTACGAAACCGGCTACAAAACCGGTTTCTTCCAGAGCATCAATCAACAGGGTAACCTGTGACTGAACCTGGGCATCTGTATGGCCAGACTCACGTGAAACTGTGAGGTTGACCACCAGAGGTTCGAGAGTACCGCCAGCATCATTTATCGTTACATTTTCGACACGCTGAATAAGGTGTCTGTGACGATCGCTCTTTGAAGTCGAATGTTTGACTACAAGAACGGAATCGGCAGCCGCAGTGGCTGCCGGCTCAATGTATTCGCCGGCTGTTGATCCTAGCTCAGAAAGCTGAGCACGGAAGTTAAAAGTACGATCACTCGTACCATCATTGATGACAAGTGGGTCTGCAAAAAGTCCCATAGTGTTATCTCCTTATATATAAATACCGTGTCGTGGTAGTAGGCCGCCGGAACATCCGGAAGAGTCAATTGCCATAAGTTGTTTCAAATGAAGCAACGTGCCAAAGCGAGCATATTTAAACCTTGCTTGCTACTAGGTACCGCTAACCGCGGTAGAGCTAGACTCCGATTTGGAGTGGTGACACGTCTTGTGTAAAGGGAAGAAACATAACCGCTAACTAGCCCATTGGGCGCGCGGTCATAGGCTAAATCGCCTAGTCCTTCACCAGTGATGAGCGGCGCGTAAAGATGATCGGATTTATAGTGGTGCCCACTAGTTGAATAACTAGTAAGCGACTCACAATATTGGTTTAGATTTAAACCAACATGTCCGTCACGCGACGCAGTACGAATACTATCTCCTATTTTAATAAAATAATCAAGGAGAAAGCTGAATGGGATTAATTCCCAGACGGCTTCGGCATTCGGCACAAGTCCCCAATAGCGCATAAAGGCCTCTAGAGGCCCCCTCATATTGTAACGATAAGAATATTCCATCGTTGCATTGAAGGTGAGCGTTTTGGAAGTGCCAACCAGTAGGTGCGGATAAGCACTTTGCTGGTAGGCAGTTCTTGTGTCGGTATCTTCACGAAATAATTCTTCCGTGTAGTGCCGAGAAGAGCGTTCGCGACCTGCATCAGCAAATTTCTGCTGTGCTTCGCGTGCTAGCGTTTCTAGCTGACACGTAATTTTAATAATGTCAGATATCAACGGTTTAATCGCAAACTCATTAGTTAAATGAGCTTGCGCTAAGGGGAGTGAAGGATCCAACCGTAATTTACGGTTTTTAGTACGTAATCTACGTACAAAATTGGATAGCTTCAACAATGGCTTATTAGCCATTATACGCAACAGGGACTTAAAGTCCTTTAACTCCGCCAAGAAGACAAACATATTAACATTGCCTTCGAAACGGGGTTGCATAGTGCCCCACGCAGTGCTTTGCGCATTGCGTACACCAGCGGTATTGAAATGCTGGTCTAAGAGTCCTACATCATCTACGCTAGGGAAAGGTTCCCTATAATACCTACGTAGATTGTTTTCCGAGTATACAAGAAATGTATCTCGGATTTTAAAAGCGGCTGTGTACGCATAATTTACCGCATAAGTCTTGCGGTGCGTACAATCATTAAATAATGGCCGCTTGCGTCTTGAACTAAAAAATTGTTCGACGCCGATGTATTCGGGGACAGAGCGGGTATAGGTTCGCCTTTCATAGCCGATCCTTCTCTGCTCCATCAAGTAACCAAGTGTATCCCAACCCTTTGCTAGGGCTGTAGATTCCTTGTTTACAGCTAATGCATCCGTACAATACGGACCATCAGCGTAAGCCCCGAGTGGACGCTCCTTCATTATCATTAGTATCCTCTTCATTTGACAGTTAACCTTATGGTTAGTGCCCCCCTATGG